CAGGACTCAAAAGTTTTAGAAGTCATAAAGATAAGACACGACAATATAGTAACTTACACTTTTGACGATGACTCTACAATCACAGCAACAGACGACCACCCGTTTTATATCGTTGGGGATTCTGAAGTAGATTCAGATTACCGACCACTAAAAATAGGAGATGTAGTTTTGACTGATGAGTTAAATAAGTTAAAAGTAGTTCACATTGAGGTTGTAAACAAAGAAGAAATAACATACAACATAAACTCTACGGATAGTGGTGTTAATTATTTTGCAAATAAGGTTTTAGTTTCTGATGAGTCTGATACAGAATAAAGATTTCAAATTTTCAATACAAATACCTACATTTTTATCACACGAAAAGTGTGATGAATTGATAGAACAAATAACCACGACAGAACAAGTTGTTACTGGTAGTGTTGGAGCAGGACTCAAAGAAACGGAAATCATACCAGAGATAAGAGTAACGGAAGAGTGGTATTTATTTGACCAACCATATAATAAATGTAGACCAGATAAATGTAATGGGGATTGGAAATGGCTACAAGACAAAATATATCAGGTGGTTAAATTAGTAAATCAAGGTGTATTTCATTTTGATGTTGAGGGAGTAGATGACGAGTTAAAACTTATCAAATATCACCAAGGTGGATTTTATAGTTGGCATACAGACTTTAATGCGGGAGATAGTTCATTAAGAAAACTGACTGCGATTGTCCAATTAACAGACCCGAGTGAATATGAGGGTGGAGATGTTCAGTTTGGTATCCAAGATAAACATACAAAAGAATGGTATACGATAAATAAATTGAAAGGTTCACTAACAATATTTCCATCTTTCTTATCACATAGAGTTACACCAGTTACAAAAGGTATAAGGTATGTATTACAAGAATTTTACACAGGAAACCATTTTAAATGAAAGAAAATAATAAATTTAATTTTGTTTTACACAGGGAAAACTTTTTAACTTCAGGACAATGTGATGAATTGATTCAAAGATTTGAAGAATCAAAACCAAAAAAATCAGGAGTTGTTGGAAAGTATGATGGTAGTAAAATAAATGAAAATGTCCGTAAAGTTCAAGAGGTTAGATTACAAAATGATGTTGTGTTGTCAGACGGATTCAAATTAACTAAACATATTATTATGGCTTGTGAAATGGCAAACCTAACTAATTTCAATTTTGATTTAGAAAAACCACATCAGTTAGAAGATATTGTGTTGTTAAGATATGAGAATACCGACAAGTATGATTGGCATTTAGACATCGGTAAAAATGAAACATCAGTTAGAAAGATATCAGCAATAATTCAATTAAGTGATGAACAGGATTATGATGGTGGATATTTTGAATTTAGTATCGCCAATGATAAAGGAGATGATAATTATTATGGCACAAGAAAAAAGGGTTCTTTAATATTATTTCCTGCATTCTTAGGACACAGAGTTAGACCAGTAACAAGTGGTGTTAGATATTCAATAGTTACTTGGATTCTTGGGAACTCTTTTAAATAATTTACATTTTAGAAAAACAACTTACTATTTATTTATATCTAAAAGGTTATTCACAATGAAAACAAAAACACTATTTAATCACATACAGGAAATTACCAACAATCAACGACCAAATTATTGGGACGAATTAGATGACGCATCTAAAAAGAGTTGGTCCAATTATATGGTGCATAGATTTCTATCAATGAAACCAGAGTGGATAGAAGTAGTGAATGAAATACAACAATATTGGGAATTAAAACCTAAATCAGTTTATCAATTCTACACAGATGTGATACCAAAGGGTAGAACCTTTTTAAAATACACCAAGTCTAAAAAGAAATCCAAGATAGAAAAGTGGGCTATGGATATATTATGTGAACACTTTGAAGAAAGTTCCACAAATATTGAAAAAACACTTGACATTATGGGTAAAGATGTCGTATATTCAATTATATCAAAGTATGGTGTAGATGAAAAACAACTAAAAAAAATATGGAGTAAATAATGGCGATTAAAGACGCACCAACAAAAGTTATTGACGATGTAGGTCAAGAATATGACCCAACAGAAATACCAAAGGCAACCTTAACCAAAGAGGACCAGGAAATGATAGACACACAAGATGTCGTAAGTTATATGGAAAGAACTTACCCTGAAATGACAGGTGAGTTTCTAAAAATACAAACAGAACAATATGAATTGTTTTGTAGAAAACAATATGATTATGGTCCACAAAATATAGCAGTAGGAACTATTTTAAAAACACCAGAGGATATTAAGTTATCGTTGTTGGGATTGTGGTTCAGAATGAATGACAAGATAGAAAGAATGAAAACATTATTATTGAGAAATGGAACAAATTCAGTTGAGGGTGAACCAGTAACTGATAGTTTTTCAGATGTATCAAATTATGGAGTTATGGCACAAGTAGTAGCGAGAGGTAAATGGGCAAAATAAGTTATAGTCAGTTCTCACAATGGGATAAGTGTCCACAGATGTGGAAACTCAATTATGTAGATAAAGTTGGAACATTTACAGGTAATATTTTTACAATATTCGGTTCGGCACTACACGAAACTATCCAAGCATATTTAGTTTGTTATTATGAACGAACAATCAAAGAAGCAGACGCTTTACCATTAGATGATATTCTATTATATCGTATGAAAGAAAACTATAAACAATCATCAGAACGACATAAAGATAACTTTGAAGTTACCAAAGAGGAAATGGCAGAGTTCTACAAAGATGGGTTGGATATCATTGAAGAATTTAAGAAACGAAAAGGTAGTCATTTCAAAAAGAAAGATACTGAATTAGTCGGTATCGAGATGAACCTTAACTTTGAATTACCACAAGATATGAAATTTGTTGGGTTTATGGATGTTGTTCTACACGACAAGAAAACTGGTCGTATGAAAATTATTGATATCAAAACTTCTACAATGGGTTGGAATAAATATATGAAAGCCGATAAGAACAAAACCAATCAGTTGTTGTTGTATAAACACTTTATGTCTAAACAATTAGATATATCAGAAGACAAGATTGATGTGGAATACTTTATTCTGAAACGAAGACTATATGAAAATATGATGTATCCACAAAAAAGACTTCAGTCGTTCTCGCCAGCAAGTGGAAAACCAAGTGTCAATAGAGTTATGACAAGATTACAAGAATTTATAGATGATTGTTATGATGACAAAGGTAAAGTTATCAACAAAGAATATGTGAAAATGGCTTCAGCAAAGAATTGTAAGTATTGTGAATTTAAAGATAAATCAGACTTATGCGATAGGAACAAAAAATGAAAAGAACAGCAGAATTTGTATCACCAAAACACCCAGATAAAATTTGTGACAGAATATCAGATAAAATATTAGACCATTGTCTAACTATTGACCCAAATAGTAGGGTTGCAGTAGAAACAATGGGTGGACACGGATTCATTAATATTAATGGTGAGATTACAATCAACACCGATACCGAACTACCAATCAATGACTTGGTCAAAGAGGTCGTTGGAGATGATTATCGTATTCAAGTAAAAATAGTTCAACAATCACCAGAGATTGCACAAGGCGTAGATACTGGTGGAGCAGGAGACCAAGGGATTATGGTTGGGTATGCTTGTAGAGAAAATGAAGAGTATGTTCCACAAGAATATTATCTGGCAAGAAGTTTATGTAAATATATTTACAATGTATTTTCATATGATGGAAAAACGCAAGTTACCATAGATGAAGACCATAATATAGTTACAATCGTTTGTAGTTTTCAGAATACAAAAAAAGAACAATTAGAACAACTAATCACAGAGTGGTTAGATTATAAAGTAGATGGTATTGAGATATATTGTAATCCAGCAGGTGATTGGGAACAAGGTGGATTTGATGCTGACGCTGGATTGACTGGTAGAAAATTAGTAGTGGATAATTATGGCCCAAGAGTTCCAATTGGTGGTGGAGCATATAGTGGTAAAGACCCATCAAAGGTTGATAGAAGTGCTGCCTATATGGCAAGATATATCGCATTAGACCAAATGAAAACCGGTGGTGTCGGTAACGAAGTAACTTGTCAATTAAGTTATGGTATTGGAATAAAAGAACCAATCCAAGCTATTATTCAAACACCACTCGGGGAGTGGGATGTTAGTCAAGATTACGACCTATCACCACAAGGAATAATTGAACTTTTAGATTTAAAGAAACCTATTTATTACAAGACTTCTGAATGGGGAGCATATGGAAACAATTTTAACTGGGATAAACAAAATGACTGAACCAAGTTTAAGAATTAAAGTAACAGATTTCTTGGCAACAGATTTTGAACAAGAAGTGTTCCAAGAATTAATGAAACTAAAACAAATGGATTGTTTTGAGGGAGCATCATTTCCACTATACTTTTGGTACGATAGAAATACGGAAATGGTAGACTTAAATACATTAGAACCATTTATCAAATATTGGAAATCATCAGGGGAGTTCCACACAAAAATAACCATTATTCCAGAATTAACAGATGACCAAAATAATTTTATAATGTATGATATCAGACCAAAGGGAGTGAAACCGGCAAATAAAGATTATTTAGAAAACTTTAGATTTTCATACGAATATTCAAATCCAAGAGATATTATAAATGGATTAGAACATTTCAAAAAAACCTATGAGTTCGTTAATAAAGAGGAACTCAATCCAGAACCAATTAGGAAACAAAAAAGAAACGACTAATGAAGATAGCAATTATCGGAAGTCGAACCTACACTAATAAAAAAAACATACAGAATTTTATATTTCGATTAAAAATGGAACACCCAGAAGTAGAAATAGTTTCTGGTGGAGCCAAAGACGGAGCAGATAAATACGCAAAGAAGTTCGCATTAGAGTTTAAAGTTCCTTATAGTGAATTCCCACCACAACATCAACCACATAATATGTATTGTGTAATGGAAGCTTATAATTATGGAAAACCATATAATGTTGGTTATTATCACAAACGAAACAAAGATTTAGTTAAATATTCTGATAAAGTAGTGGCATTTTGTAAAGAAGGAGAGATTACCAACGGAACAAGGTCAGCATTAGAATATTGTGAAAAAATCAAAAAAAAGTATGTTATTTTAGATTAACAGACTATTTATTAATATATATGTATATATTACGAGGAATATATGACAAACGAAGAAAAATTAACATCAGTAAAAGTCATTGACGAACTCTACAAAAAATTTAGAGAAAAGTCAATCAGAGATGACTTTTCATTACAGAAATTAGTTAATCGTAGTATTGACTTATTCGTCCACGACGAGAAGTTCGCAAAAACAATATTAGATTACGATAATTTAGAAGAATCAGGTTCAAAATATTAAAGAGGTTTTAATGGATTTACCAAAATTAAAAAAGGTTTCAGACAACAAAAAGAAAAAAATACTACTATTATCCGATGACTTACGAATGAAAAGTGGCGTCGGAACAATGTCAAGAGAGTTTGTTATCGGCTCATCACACGAGTACGATTGGGTTCAAATTGGTGGAGCAATCAAACATCCAGAAGAAGGTAAAATATTTGACCTATCAGAAGACATACAAAAAGAAACTGGTATAGAGGACGCATCAGTAAAAGTATATCCAGTTTCAGGTTATGGTAATCCACAACAACTTAGAGATATTATGGAGTTAGAAAAACCAGACGCTCTCTTAATCTATACAGACCCGAGATTTTGGATTTGGTTATTTGAGATAGAACACGAAATAAGACAAACTACACCTATTTTCTATTACAATATATGGGACGACTTACCTTACCCAAGGTGGAACGAACCTTATTATGAAAGTTGTGATTTAATAATGAACATTTCAAAACAAACACATAATATTGTGCAAAATGTATGTCAGAACAAACCAAGAACAGATTGGGACTCTACATATCTTCCACACGGAATTAACGAAAAATACTTTTATCCAGTTAAAGATGAAAAAGAAAGATTGGAAATGAATAAAATGAAATCTGAATTATTTCAAGGACAAGATATAGAGTTTTGTTTATTTTATAACAATCGTAACATCAGAAGAAAGATGACATCAGATACCATTATGGCATTTAAAACTTTCGCAGATAAATTACCAAAAGAACAAAGAGATAAGACAGCATTCGTTCTACATACACAACCAGTTGACGGAAACGGAACAGACTTACCAGCAGTTGTAAGAGAGTTATGTCCAGATTTAAATATTATTTTTTCTACTAACAAACTATCATCAGAGGAATTAAATAGATTATACAACATAGCTGATGTAACGATTAACTTAGCATCAAATGAGGGATTCGGATTAGGAACTTGTGAAAGTCTAATGTGTGGAACTCCAATTATTGTTAATGTTACGGGTGGTTTACAAGACCAATGTGGATTTAGATTGAAAGATAAACACATTACTTATCAAGATTATAAAGATATTCACTCACTACACGATTGGAGAAAGTGGGAACACAATGAAGACTTAACTCACGGCGAGTGGGTAAAACCAGTATGGCCGAGAACTCGTTCAGTTCAAGGTTCACCACCAACACCTTATATTATGGACGATAGATGTGATTGGGTAGATGCGGCAGAATCTATTAAACACTTTTACGATATGGGTAAAGAACAAAGAGATGAATGTGGATTTAAAGGACACGAATTTGTTTGTAGTGATGAAGCAATGATGTCAGCAAGACATATGGGTCAATTATTTATAGACCATATGGAAACTGCATTTGAAAAGTGGACACCAAGAGAAAAATATGAGGTAATAAAGGTATGAGTAAACCATTAGTATTAGTAACAGCGCCAGTCGCAACAAGAAGTGGATACGGAAACCACGCAAGAGATATTTGTAGAGCATTAATAGAGTCTGATAAATATGATGTAAAAATACAATCAGTTCGTTGGGGAAATACACCACCAAATGCATTAGAAAAAGATAATCCACACCATAATGAAATAGAAAAAAGAATTTTAAGAACACCAAGTCTTAAAAAACAACCAGACTTACATTTACATATTGTAGTTCCTAATGAATTTCAACCAATAGCTAAAAAGAATATTGGATTTACAGCAGGTATTGAACACACTATTCCACCAGCAGAGTGGGTAGAAGGTTGTAATCGTATGGATTTAAATATTTTTACATCTGAATTTTCAAAAACAGGATTTGAAAATATCAAGTATGATAGACGAGACCAGAAAACTAATCAAGATTTAGGTGTTTTAAAGTTAGAAAAACCAAGTGAGGTATTGTTTGAGGGAGCAGACCCAGAGATTTATAAAGAAACAAAAGAACTTTCTGAAAAATTAAGAACTGAGTTTTCTAAAATAAACAATGAGTTTTGTTTTTTATTTACTGGACATTGGTTACAAGGTAATATCGGTGAAGACAGAAAAGACACCGGTATGATGTTAAGAGTATTTTTTGAAACATTTAAAAATCAAAGAAAGGCTCCTGCATTGATTATGAAAACAAGTGGAGCAGGATTTTCAGTTATGGATAGAACTGAAATATTAAAAAGAATTAATCAAATAAAACTATCAATACAAGCAGAAGTATTACCAGAGGTATATTTATTGCACGGAGACCTTACAGATGATGAAATGAATCAAATGTACAATCATCCAAAAGTGAAAGCACATTTAACATTTACACACGGAGAAGGATTCGGAAGACCATTGTTAGAAGCATCATTTAGTGGTAGACCAATCATAGCACCAGTTTCAACAGGTCAAGCAGACTTTTTAGATAAAAAAAGTGTTGTTGAATTACCACACACAATGACAAAAGTTCCACAAAATGCATTTCCACAACAATATTGGAATCAAGATGCATTATGGTCTACGGTAAATTATCCGATAGCATCAAAGATTATAAAAGATGTTTATGAAAGTTATGACAAATATAAACTTCGTGCTAAAAAGTTAATGTTGATAAATAGAAATACATTTTCTTTTGATGAGATGAAAATTAAGTTAGAGGGAATAGTTGATAATGTTTTAGACGAACTACCGAAAGAAGTCAAATTAAAATTACCAAAACTAAAAAAGGATTAATATGGCAGAAACAAAAGTAACTTGTCCAAATTGTATGAACACCGATAAATGTTTTGAAGAGCAAGTATCAATAGAGGATTTCAGTTCTTTTATGTGTTTCAATTGTGGTTATACAAGTAATACCGCATACAAAAATGACTCTAAACCATTAGAACAAATGATGGATTCCGCAACCCAATTGATGAGAGATATCAGTATTTACGATTATGATAGAAAAATACATTGGTTTCCAAGTGTATTGAATATGGGTAAATTAGGAATAATATTTCCAGAGGGAACAAAAGATAATTGGAGTTGGAGATTTGCTAAGGTTAGAGAATTGTCAGAAGAAGAACAACAAGACCCACAATACGAGGGGCATACACAAACATTAGATGTAGAAAATGCAGAAGTATTCGGACAACACGAGTTTTTAGAAGCGTGTAGAAAAATGGGTATCGTTAAAGACTTATGAAAAACACTAACTGGAGTAATGTATTTGCAGGAGACGTAGTCCAATTCAGATATAAAAGTATGGACGGAAACACCGGAAACAGAACCGTAATATGTCTTGACCCAAGATTTAAATATAAAAAGAAATCTACCAATCGCAATGTAGAACTTTTTGTAGGATTACAAATAGATGTATTAGGTAAAGGTAAGGTATTAACCCAAGCTAGTTTAAAAAAGTTAATAGAACTACTCGGTGAATCAGACCAAGAATTAAGTGAACAGAATTTCAATGACGACGCTAGATTGGTTAAAATTTTTAGAAGATTAGAAGGTTTTTTAAAAAGAAACGATATATTCAGAACTTTTTTATATCGTGAGTGTAGAAGAAGACGAGTATTTTTGTTGGACAAATATTCTGATTTAAATAAACTTCAAGTAAAAGAAGTAGGAAAAAGACTTATCAATGAAAAAAGAACTCGTGGCAATTTAGAGGTTAGTGAAGAAGGTATATAGTGAAAATTAGTTATAGTATAACTTGTTATAATGAACACAAAGAATTAGATAATTTATTAGACCACTTATCTAAACACATTAGAAAAGAAGATGAAGTCGTGGTTACACGAGATATATCTAAAGTAGGTAATAAAAGTATAATACAAGATGACTTTTACGCTCTTGAAAAGGTATTGGAAAAATACGAGTATCATACTTACTTTCAACCAAGACAATTAAAAGTAAATACATTTCATTTCAACAAAGATTTCTCCAAGTTAAAGAACTTTGCTAAAGAACAATGTTCAGGAGATTTTATATTCAGTATTGACGCAGATGAAATACCAAATGAAATCCTAATCAAACAATTACCAGACATATTAGAAATCAATAATACAGATTTAATATGGGTTCCAAGAATTAATATCGTTAATGGTATTACATCTTGGCACTTAGAACATTGGCATTGGAGACAAACTGAACAAGGGTGGATAAACTTTCCAGACTATCAAGCAAGAATTTTCAGAAACACCGATGATATCAATTGGGTTAGAGAAGTTCACGAGGTGATAGACGGAGCAAAAACTTATTCCCATTTACCACCACACGAAGAATTAACTTTAAAACACGAGAAAGAAATTTCTAAACAAGAACAACAAAATAGATTATACGATACGATTATTTAGGAGTAAAAATGAATATAATGGTTACAGGTGGAGCAGGATTTGTAGGAACAAATCTAATCAAAAGATTATTAAAAGACGGACACAACGTTGTATCATTGGATAATTATTCAACGGGAACAGAAGACAATCACCAAGAGGGTTGTAAATATGTCGACGCAGACATTAGAGATGTAATTGACTTTGATTACTTTATGGAAGATGTTGATGTAGTTTATCATCTTGCAGCACTCGCAAGAATACAACCTTCATTTAAAAAACCAGCAAGTACATTAGAGGTCGGAATATTAGGAACAATGAATATCTTGGAGTGGGTAAAAGAAAAAGAAAACAAACCAAGAATGATATTCGCAGGTTCATCATCAGTTCATAGTGGTAAATTTAAAAACCCATACACTTTTTCTAAAAATGTAGCAGATGATTTATGTTTGTTGTATAAAAAACATTTTGGAGTCAATGTATCGATTTGTAGATTTTATAATGTATATGGTCCACATCAACTAACTGAGGGTGAGTATTGTACGGTAGTCGGAATATTCGAAAGACAATATAAAAATGGAGAACCACTAACAATTACGGGTGATGGATTTCAAAGAAGAGATTTTACTCACATAGACGATATTGTGGACGGATTAATTTTAACATCTGAAAATGAAACTTGTTATGATGAAATAGAATTAGGTAGAGGAAACAACTATTCAATCAATGAATTAGCATCAATGTTTGGAACTAAAACAGAATACATAGACGCAAGACCAGGTGAAGCAAAAGAAACTCTTTGTAATATCTCGGTAGCAGAAAGATTAATCGGATACAAACCAACAAGAAATATAGAGGACTATATTAAAGGGGTTATATGAAACGACAAGGAGAAGAATTTGTAAGGTTTAGACACCCATCTGAAATTGAATGTCAAGTATTGGATAAGGGTCTTATCAATGATAAAGAATGGGAAGAAAAAGATTCTTACAATAGAATATTTGAATTTGAATGGGGACACAGATATGAATGGGAAAAGGATATTCTACTTTCAGTTATTAAAAATAATAAATGTACAAAGATATTGGAATTAGGTTCTGGTCCTGGAATGTTGGCTGGTAAAATCATTAAAGAAAAACCAAATTTAGAATATCATTTAATAGACATTGAAGCAGCAAAGATTGCTAATGAAAAAGAAAATTTGGGTGGTGTGTTCCATACACAAGATTTAACAAGTGATTTAGATACTACAAACTTACCAAAGGATTTTAATTTATTTATTGCTAATGATTTTTTAGAACATATTCAAAACCCAGCAAATGTAGTGTTAAAAGCAAAAAGTGTATTAAAAGAAGATGGGTTAGCTTTCATTTCAGTTCCTAATTGGAGAATGGGGCACGAATGGATTTACAGAGGATTGTTTGATTGGGATAATTTTATACATTTTATGTGGCAGCATGGTTTTGGATTCACAGGTTATTTTAATGGTCATCCTAAGTTCCGAACAAAGAAAATGCCAAAAATATCATCGGAAATCACACTACCAGATGAATTGTTATCAAGTTGGAATTGGTATATGCTATTTAAAAGAAACGACCAAGAAATATAGAAGATTACATAGAAGGAGTTATAAGTGAACATAACAGTATCGATTGACGATTTACATCCAGAACAAGGTTGGGGATGCGAGGGTGATGTCCAAGTTGATTATTTGCGTTCGTTAAACGACGAATTTGGGGTCAAATTTACCCTATTCTGCCCGAGTAATTATCACAGACAATATCAACTAACAAAAGACTGGGTAGACTTTTGGTTACAATATGATTGGGTTGAGTTGTGTAATCACGGACATTATCACGAGGTAAGTAAATATACCAAAGAACAAATCGGAGAACAAGAATTTTTAGAATTAGATTATAATGAAGCTCACGAAAGAATACAAGATAGTATTGGTGTTTGGAATAGATGTGGTTTTAAACCAAAGGGGTTTAGAAGTCCAGGTTGGGGTATGACACAAGAAGCTGCTGATGCGGTTAGTCCTAATTTTCAATGGGTAGCACAACACGAGGATATCAATAAAAATATACAATTTAAGTGTAAAACATTTTATGGAGAAGACGGAATACACGAAAGAGAAAATTTAAGGTTATACGGTAATACATTTATGTTTCAATCACATATTCAAGGAGATTGGAATGACAATATTTGGAGTGAAGAAAATTATTTAAATTTTAAAAATATTCTAAACTATTTATCTACAAATAACGAACTACAATTCAAAACAATATCAGAATTATGGGTATAGTAAAAGACGGAATATTAACAAACGCAAGAACTCTCAGAACAAATGATGAGAATTATTCTAAGTGGGATTTTGATAAATGGAATTCTTACGGAATAGAATTATATGGTAGTCATTCACCACATATGTGGGCACAGGCATTAACTCATTTAGATTCGGTGTTTCAAACAAATCAATTTGAAACTATGGTAGATGTTGGTTGTGGATTCCCACCATTAGATTTACAAAAGATTCCACAATTCAAAAGTGTAAAATCAATCATTAGAGTTGACGGAAGTGAAGAAGTGGCTAAAAATTTAAAAGAAGTTCGTATTGTCAACCTTAACAAAGAACCAATTCCACTATCTGACAACGAAGTTGATTTCGGTATTTCATTTGAAGTGATAGAACATATGTTTTCTACTTATGGATTTTTATCAGAAATGGCCAGAATAACCAAATATGGATTTATGATTAGTAAACCCAATACAGACTATGATGGACTAAATTCTTATTGGTATGGTGAAAAGTTTTTCTTTGATACAGGAACACCACTCTATGATGGAGATATTAGATTTGAACACATAAACTTTATACCGAACTATGAGTTATTTGGATTTGCAAAGTTTTTAGGGTATGAAGTTTATTTGTTAGACCGAGATGATGAAGAAATGCAGTTTTTCGTATTCTATGACAAGAGGTATTTATGAAGGTAATATTTTTTTCAGAAAGTCCTATCAAAGGTAGAGTTCCAAGAGACTTTGAGAACGCAAGAACGGAATATGCGTGGAGTATTATGTTGGACGCTGAGTGGTGTCCATTAAACGATTCACCAAATAAAAAATACGACTTAGGAATAGTCATTATTCCTAAAAGCAATCCTAATGTGGATTTAGAGAGAATAAAGCAATATTGTGATAAAGTTTCAGTAATGCAAGAAGGACCACATTGGTATTACCAAGATTATTCAGTAGAACAACAAATACATTATTTGAATTGTTTACGAACAGCAGATTGGGTATATTGTCATAATATGTCAGACATTAGATATTACAAAGGATTGGGTTGTAAAGATGTAAGAATAATGAGAAGCATGATGATACCAGAAGGTCTGGATTGTCAAGATGGTTCATTATACAAAGAAGGAACATTATTGGGTGGTAATTTTGTTTCTTGGTATGGTGGTATGGATAGTTATTTAGTAGCATCAGAAGTTGATGACCAAAAATATGGTGTTTCAATGGGTAGAAAACAAGACCAAGAAGAATTAATTGATGACATCAAGTATCTACCTTATATGAATTGGAGACAATGGATAAATCATATAGGACAATATAGAGTTGGAGTTCATTTGATGAGAACACACGCAGCTGGAACATTTAGTATGAATTTATCTTGGCACGGAACACCGGTCATAGGATACAAAGGATTAGATACACAAGAATTACTACACCCACAAACTACTGTTGAAGTTGGAGATTTGGTAGGGGCAAGAAATATAATTAGAAAATTACACGAAAACGAAGACTTTTATCAAGAGTGTTCAGAACAAACAAAACATTTATTTAATCAACATTATTCAGAAGAAGCATGGTTAAAACATTGGAGAAAACAAAATGGAACCGATTAGTTTTATAATACCGAGTAGAAACAACTTATCATATTTAAAAATGTGTTATGATAGTATTAGAAAAAATGCTGGATACAGACACGAGATATGTTTTGCAGACGACGCATCATCAGACGGAACTTGGGAGTGGTTACAGGAAATCGGAGAGAAAGATAATCTTGTAAAGTATTACAGAAATCCAGGTCCGGAACGAGAGGGATTAACTATATTGTATGATTCATTAGTGGATAATGTAGCAACGACAGATAGACTATTCTTTTTCCACTCAGATATGTATCTAATGCCAGATGCTGCTGAAGAGATAGATAAATATTTAGAAGAAGGAGTAGTGGTATCATTAACGAGAGTAGAACCACCATTACACCCAGAAGGTCCAGAAAAAATAATAAAAGATTTTGGATTGGAACCAGAAGAACTAAAAGAACAAGAATTATTAGATTGGTATAGCAGATATGAGGCAAATCCAACAGGTTATCTTGAAGAATATACTGAGGGAGTATTCGCACCTTGGGCTATTATGAGAAAAGATTTTGAGGAAATCGGTGGACACGATTTTATGTTTAGACCACAATCCAAAGAAGATTCAGATATATTCAACAGACTATTATTAAATGGTATTGAATTTAAACAAACTTGGAAAGGTTTGGTATATCACTTGACAAGTCGTGGTTCAAGATTTAACAAAATGGCAGGTGGTGGTGTCGGAAAAGATAGTCCGGAGTGGTTATACACTACGAATAAAAATATGAGAGAGTTTATCAGAAAATGGGGAACACCAGTTCAACACGACCAAATGATGAAACCTATTGTATCACCAGTATATAGTATTGGTTATGAATTAACCGAAGCTGCTGATGTAGGAACTATAAGACAATTAGAACCATTTTGTCAATATATGGTGGTTCCGGCAAGAGAAGAAATAGAACAATATATCAAAGAAGAACAACCAAACACGGATTATCAATTGGATAAAAAATTACATACGGATATTCCAAACAATCCGATATACGATATAAAGGTTGTGTTTAATCCTTGGGAACTAACTCAACAAAGTTTTAATATATTACAAAAATTACCAGACATCATTAAAGATAGTGGGTCTGAGGGAGAAAGATTCGAATTAGATATATTCGATATATGGATAGAACAAATGGTAGAACATCAAGAGGACAATATAGTATGCAATTCAAATTAGTAAATAAAAGAACACAAGAAGTGGTAGATACGGTAGGAACACGGTTGTTGGAATATGCGATAGAGTATTTTCAAGTAAAAAAGAAATTAGATAAAGAATCTTTCAATAGACTTTATGAGGTCAAGGAAGATGACAGAAATTGATTTACACGGATTCAAACACGAAGAAGTAGAGGATAAGTTAGCAAACTTATTGATTCTACATTACAATATGAACAACTTTCCAGTTAAAATCATAACTGGTAAAAGTGAAAAGATGAAAAAAATAGTTCGTGAAACTTGCGAAGTTCAAGGGTTCACGATAGATGACTTCTGGAATGACAATCCAGGAGCAATAATATTAAGGAGTTAAAATGGAAACATTACAAATTTTAGGTTGGATTTATTTAGGATTAATGTTAGGTAGTATCGGTGGAGTAATCGGATTAGGATTATTTCAAGCAGGTAGAGTTACATCATTAGAGAGAGAAATCAATGATTTAGAGTTCAAAAATAAAATTCTAATGGGTGAAAACAAAAGATTATCTCACAGAGGTAAACCACAACCAAGAAAAAAAAGAACTTGGAAAAGAAAACCGACCAAAAAGTAGACGGATTTTTTGATTAGTTATATTTATTAGTGTATGACTAAACAAGAAAAACAACATTTAGAATTAATTGTATATCGTATGG